ATGTTATTATTCTTTCAGCCCTTGGACTGTACTTATTTTTATTGCAAGCCATAATAGCTAAACCAGAGCTAATTGATGCATCGTGCTTTGTTCTATTGTTTATATTAAATCTTCCCCAATCTTCAAGAGTTTTTTGCAAATACATTGTTCCATGAGTACCATCAGATTGTAAGCCAACATAATCTTCTATGTATGCTTCTATAGCGGCTGCATGTGCTTGTTTAATATCCTCACTTGAGTTAGGCATTCCACCAATTTCTCTTTCTGTTACAGATAACTTGTTTAAAAGTCTATCTGGTCTATTCATTGAAAACCCTCTATAGCCTCTTCTCTTTAAATAATAAAGCAGTCTAGGCTTGTTATTCTCTGCAAGTATTGGCATTCCATAAAATACTAAAGCCATTAAAACATCCTCAAAGAATATGTCTGCAGTTTGAGGTCTTGCAATGTATTCTAAAAAAAACGTGTTAGCCGGATGATCTTCCATACTAAATTTAGTAAGACCGTGCAGTGCTCCTTTTGAACCTTTACCATCCGTAGTTCCTGAAATGTCGTATGAATCGCATCCGAATGCACCCATATGTTCATTACCTGGATATTTAATACCGTTTTTTATTATTACGCGGTTTTGTTGGTTTTTATTTGGTATCCAAGATATAATAAATCTACCATCTTTATTAGGAGAAAATATTACTTTGCTATCTTTAATTCCGTTTTCCCAATGAAAACTTCCTCGTGTTACTACATTCGTATTTCTTAAATCTTCGTTGTAGTCTACTTGTTCATATATTTTAGTTAGATTGAACAAAGATTCTTTTGCTTCATCTCTAAAAGCGTGTTGCTCTGTTCTTGGAAATTGACGGTAGTATTCGTTTAAACCATCTTGATCACTTTTTAAACCGTCTACTTCGTTTTGCCAGTGCTCTATTACTCCCTGGTCTATACTTTCCCCATAAGGACCCTCGACTTCTTTTTTGGGTGTATCGAATACAGGTAATCCATAAGAGTCAATGAATCCTTCGTAATTCCACTCCATAGGTATAAACAAAGAATATAATCCTGAGCTAGTCTGTCCGTTGCGGTTTCTCTTGGTAACATCTGAAGCATAGTAAAGTTTTTTAAAGTTTTCACCTCCTTTGTCAAGTGAATTTGATGTACTACCCATCATACATTTCCCTACAATTCTAGACCCTAGCCGTAAACAAGTTTTTGTAACTCTCCAGTTGTTTAATATATTGTCAGGTCTTTCCCACTTTCCACTTTCATCGTGTACCAGTAGTTTTAATTTTTCTCCATCATAGGAGTTATCTCCTGTATTTTTCCAATCAATAGTTGTATCTAGTCCTTCGAGTTCCTCAAGTTTTTCCCCTTGATCAAGCTTCTTCCTGGTAAGTTTGGATGCGGGAATACGATAGGCAAGTTCGGTTTTCGGTCTGTCCATACCGTCTTGGATAGGTTTAAAGAAGAACGGGTAGTTGACGGATATCGGTACCACCTTGTCTGTGAACATTTTCTTAGCATCCGAGCCAGACTTTGACAATATGCCAAATCGTGAATCTGAGGAAATTGTTGCGAGATTAACAGTCTCGGCTGAGGACATGAACGAAAATCCGCTCCTACGGTTTTTAAGATAGGACATTCCATAGCATCGTGCGTCTGCCTTACAAGCTTCCCAGAATATAAAGAATAATCTGTTTGACTCTCTAAAATCTGCTGCCCCAACATCAATCTTGGACCACTGCAAGTACATAAAGTGAGTACCAGTAATGTAAGTAGCCACACCCTTATTATAGAACCAAAAGCCTTGTGACCTTCGATTAAATTCTTTATCAATGTAATCATAATGGTTTTCTTTAAAGTATTCAGGTTTTGAATTCCATTCAGAAACACTTTTAATTTTTTCAAGATCTTTTGGGTAATCTAATCGTTCCCATTTATCTTTTTTAAATTTGTGAGTGTCATCTTCTTTAGGCAAAGCTATTTTTAAGTTTTGCATTTCATATACTTCGCCAATCTCTCCTGTCTTACTTATAACAACAACGTCATATTCTTTGTTGTATCCATAAACCCATTTTTTGTATCTATTGTTTTTCTTAATAACACTAGCTTTAATGTGATCAGGTATTACTTTATATAATGATTGCTCGTACATTACTTAGATCTTCCTTCAGCAAAGCCTTTAAAAGACTTAGCTCTTGTTTCAGTATTATCTCCATCAAGTATTGCTTGCTCTTCTTCAATACGATTAAGTATTTCAAATGCGTCAAAAATTGCTAGCTTTTTTGTAGCTGCAGCATTCTTAAGTCTATCCGCTGTAATATCTTCTCCAGAATCAACAATAGCTTCTTTGGCAACTTTAATTAGCTCCTCAACTGCTTTTTGCCCAGCTTGGATTATATTCCTCTTCGTTTCCTTTACGCTCATACTTAATTATAATATCATTTAATTTCATACAATACAAACGCTCGTCGTCAATAATAAATTCAAACTCTCTATAAGGTTTAAATCCAACTAAGTCTCCGGGGTTAATTCCGAGCACTTTTAACGCGTCGTTTCCATATTTTAATATACCAATTTGTTTTTGTTCTTTGGACGCTTTAAAATCGTCCTTTTCCAATATTGGTTTTACAAAACAATAATCTAAATTTGTGTACCATTTATTATCTTTCTGGTACATATAGATTTGATCAATACTAGCAAAGTACATATCGTCTTTAAAATAAGTACTACTGTTTTTTTCAACCCCACGCATATCATAGAACCTTCTGAAAATGTTATGATGTATTATTACAACATCACCTGGTTTTATAATTGTTTTAAATGCGAGAGGAACAGCAACTACGATTGCTTCTTTGCTAACGTGACGAAAGCTTTCTATGTTATTATTTAGTAACAGGCTACTGTCGCCTATTTTCTTCTCATTATTGTATCTACCTTTTAATGGTTTTACAATAAAGCTATATAAGCTATTCATTAATACTCTAAGTCATATTCAACGGATATAGCCATGTTAGAATTGAATTTCTTCCATGGCAATATCTCATTGTTTTTTTTAATATAGATGTTGTAAGAATGATCAGCTTTATCAAGTAAGATATTTGATATCTCATGCCCTCCATAAACTTGCTGCCCTACTGCATAATGCATGGCGTCATTTTTATAATCAGAGCCTATACTGATTTTTCTTACGTTGCTACTCATCTTTAGGTACCTCTGTATATTCTCCTGTTTGAAGATTGATGCTTACTTGTCCGTATTCATCTTCAAGTTCCTTTTTAGTATCTTCAACTTGTTTATTAATATGAGCAAATTCATGGAGTAACCCGTGTTTTTGCGCTTCTAATATCCCTACTTGATTAAGTATGTCAGTTAAAGCTTTTTGTTGATCTTGAATTTTAGTTAATTGTTCTTCTTTAATGTTTGCCATTTGATTTAATTTAAGTTGTATTTTAATTTTGTATCTGCTCTGGTGTAGAATATAAGCATATCTGAATCACCTTTAAATTGTCTAGATAAAGTATTTGCATCAACTAAAACATATGTTGATTCAACCTTGTGCCCATTTACTTTGTTAGTGTGTGTTGTTATCACTTTAGTGTCATCTTGAAACAATATTTTTTCTAACAAAACTAAGTCTTTTTCAAAACTAACATTATGTATAGTTTCAACTTTATTGATATCAATAAATTCACTTACCGTTATAATACACGTATAAGATGTGTCATTCGATTCCCACATACCTTCTAGCAACAGTTTTTCCGGCACAGGATTAACGTCTTGTGCATAAAAAAAGCTACTAAACAATATGCTTAGTACTAAGATTATTTTTTTCATTTAATTTAATTTGATTTGATTAATACTACTATTCTTTATTATTACCTGATCTTTTTGTTTTTTCCCAAGATCTACCTACAAAGTAAGCGCCATATACCGTTATTAATAATGATTGGAATATGGGTATATACTGTTCTGCAACTGCAAAGCCCCCAATGTTACCGTCAAAAAAAGCTAAAGCAGTAAATATTACCGTTAAATATATTAACACAAGTGGCCGTATATTTTTAGACAAAAAGCTATCACTAGCCATATCTGACTTCCAGCGTTCAGTTACCTGTGCTTGAGCATTGGTATCTGCTTTCTCTAGTATCTCTAGTATAAGTCTTTCCGCTTCAAGTTTTTCCTCCTTGGTAGTAGTAAGCTTATCGATGACATTACCAACTTCTTTGATAATGCCACCCGTAAGCCATTGGAATATTTTACCCACCACTCACTATGTTACCTGTGTGCCTAGCTGAGTTTTTGAATGGATTTTTAAACTTAGTAGCTTCATCCCCTCTACCTAAAGCATGTGCTGCTTTTTTCTGAGTGGTTAAAATTGCCTCCACATTTTTCCCAATTTGGGAATTATTATGACCCATATACTTAGCATATTCGTAATTGCCAGTGTCTTTACCTGTTTGATAATGCGAAGCATTATGTTTTGGTGATTTACCTTCGAAATTAGAAATATTGCTGTTAGCTTGTGAAAGTTCAAATTCTGCTTTTTCTTTTGTCATTCCGCTATACTTCTTACCTTGGTAGGTAAAGTCTTTTCCTTTAGCACCTTTAAATGCTGATCCAAAAGATCCATCTACCGGATCTGGATCGTCTTTTCTAGCAGGAGATCCTGTCATTAAAGTAGGAACGTCAACTCCTCTTCCTGTTTTAGGCATGTTCATTCTACCTGGTGATTGTGTGTAAGCCATTTTGTTTGTTTTAGTGTTAATTGTAATTAGTTATTATTCTTTTTTTTTTCCTTTATAGCTTTTTTAATTGTCTCTTTGTCGCTAATCTCTTCTTTCTTTTTGGTTCCAGGGATTAAAGTTACACCATTCCAATCGTATTCGTTAAGTGTACCCTTACGTTTTTTTGCTCCTGGGTATCTTTTTTGAACTTCCTCTTCTCCCGTGTTTGACAAAGGAGACTTCATATGTAAAGGTATACCTGCTCCTGTTTTTGCTTTTGGTAATTTACCACCTATCATTCTAAATCCCATATTTTTATTTTTTATCTATTTTATACGCTTCTACTTCCCATGGCAGATTTTTAGCACCTTCGTTCATTTTAGATCTAGGGTATTTTTTACCTTTCCAATACACAGTATCATCGTCATAGTCTAAGTCACCTCTTTTCATCTGATCTATATGCACTTTTTCATGAGCGATCACCGCAGGGATTTCTTTAGGATCTAAGTCTTCGTTAATGATTATTGAACCGCACTTATTAGCTTTACCCATAACCGGATCTCCCTCCATATCCACATGATATATTGGTGTGTTATCAATTTTATAAGGTGCCCCTTTCATTCTAAAACCTATTCCCATTATTTGTTTCTTTTATATGGCAGCATTTTGTTTAAAGCAGATTGTCTAGCTTCACATCCACATCCACCTGGAATTTTATCCGCTAATTTTTTAATACCTGTTGCTTTTGTAAACCTAGCAATAGTATCCCCAAATCCTCTGTCTTCCATATTATTAAAATCTACTGCAGCACCATCTCCTTCTAGCGGCTTTGCCTCTTTCCCCGTCCCAACTCTTAGATCTTGAGCAAAATGCTTTTTGTCTTTTGAAAGGCTTAGTGCCTGGTTTAGCTTTGCAGTTAGTTACAGCTTTTTTAAGTGTACTGCCAGGGTTATCTCTTTTATATTTATCAACACCCGCTTGAGTCATACCTCCTCCTGCGGCAGCACCTTCTTTTGATTTAGATTTTACTTCGTTGTAATAACCTAATGATTTCTTTTTAGACGGAGCTGGTGGCTTTGCTTTAAGAAAAGGTGAGCCTAGTTGATTATACCCCATTATTTTTTACTTTTTAACGATAACCATTTATGCACAGTATACCCAATAGTAACTACTAGCAATATTATTTTTAAAACCATTTCCATTCTAGTAAATGTGGTTACTCCTAATGTTAAAGAATTTATAGCGTAAAGTTTAATATCTTGAGAGGTCATTATATTTTACCTTTAGCTCGTTGAGTAATTGGCTCAAAGCTATAAGGCTTGCACGCGTACTTGCTTATTTCTAACCCATTTTTACCAGAGCTACTACCTTTCCCCATAGGGAATCCACTAGTGTCTAAAGGTCCATCCCATAAGTGAGATTCACCTACTGTTCCCTGAAGAGGTTCGTTTATTTTGTGTGTGTGTGATTTTTCCATAATTTGTGTTTATATAAATTGTTCCTTTACCATTTGACTAATATCATTAGTGGTCTGTTCATTTGCTCCAGCAACAGCCGCAGGTATTTGCCCTACGCTTGCTTGTCTTGTTTGCTCGCCTCCAAAAACTTGGTTTGCCGTAGATAATGCTTGATCTGAAAATCTACCTGTTGTAATATTACCTCCTACGTTAGATGCTTGATCCGCCATTGCTTCTCCTGGAGTTGCTGGAGCTGCAGAGGCTATTGAACCT